CGGCGCTTTGCGCGGCGAGGAAGCCGAGCAGAACTAGGGCAAAGGCCGCGCCGAATGAGCGGGCAAAGATGATGGTCTTCTTCATCGAGATTTCTCCTAGTTGATCTGATCGCTATAGGGATTGTAGACCCCAGGACGCACGAGGTCGTAGGGCATTTTCAGTCTCGCCAGCGCGGTATTCGCCCCTCGGACGACTTCGCGCGCCTCTTTCGCCCGCTGTATAAGGTCATTATCGGGCGGGAGACGGTACGCGGTTCGCAGCACATTCGCCAAGGTCAGGTAGATCGCCATCAGGTACTCGTTCGGCAGACCCACTGTTGTCGTGAGGCTCGCGAATTGGTTGATAACCGCGGCCTTCACGAGCAGATGGATTTCGTATATATTCGGCTGAGGAACCGGCCAGGGGTACACGAGGCCCAGAGGGTATCCAGGATCATAGAAGATGAAGCCGGGGAAGGTTTGGAGCTGATTTAACGTAATCCGATTGTAGTCCTCGCGGGATTCGAGCAATTCGAGCGGATAGTCCACCTGGTTGGGGCTACTGTTGATGAGCTGGCGGAAAAAGCAGCCGTTCTCCAGTCGATCCGGTCGGACGCCGATGTTGAACTGGCCGCCTGGGCCGACGGTGTAGTTCTGTGCCCCAGTGCTCGTCAGCGGAAGGTCCATCAGTTGGTAGACTAGCCAACGCTTCCGGCCCCACTGGGCCATGACCATATTCAGCCGCATGAGCGCATCGGTCATGTCCTCGGCCAGCGGGGTTTGACCCACCCCGACGATGCCAGAGTCCTTCATCGCAATCGTGATGATACCCTGGGCCGTCGTTACGTCGAGGGGGGTCATTTCGTCTCGTTCCTCGTTACTCGGCCTTCGCGGAGGTGGCGAGGGCCTCGATTCCACGGCCACGGTGGGCGCTCTCGTCGGCTCGAAGCGGTTCCCGCCCCCCGCCGATGGCCGCGCTTTCCGCATTCCTCGTATCAATGGCCTGAGACAGCTTCGCCATCTGGGCCATCATTTCGCCCATGCGCTGTTCCATTGCCGAGAGGGCCTTGTCACGATCGGCGACCTGCTGGGCCAACTCGTTCCGTTCCCGCTCGACGGGGGAGAGCGGCACGTTCATGGCCTCGTCGGGATTCTCGGCGATCAGCCGCAGTTCGTCCTGTTTCGATTGAACGAGGACATCATACGAGGTGCCATCCGCGCGGTAACGCTTGATCCACTTCGGAAATTCGACGAATGGACGTGCGACGAGCGTACCCGCCTGCTCGCCCGTGGGATCAATCACGGGCTGGCCTCGCGCGTCCACCTTCATCATCTTCCCGATGACGCCGAGACTTTCGAGTTTCTTATACGTATCAAGCATCTTTCTATCCTTTCCTCTTTTTCCTGCGGGACTTCCCCGCGACGTTCAGCGCAATGGCAATGGCCTGTTTGCGTGGTTTCCCCGCCGCTTCTTCGGTCTTGATATTTCGGCCAACGTTGGCCTTTCCCTTCAACAGCGGCATAATCTCGTTCCTCTTTTTTCCCTCATCTTCATCGCGGAGGCTGCGGGGAGGGAGCGAGGATGAACTCCCTCCCCGTGCCGTCAACAGTGGGCGACGCGCATGACGCCCCCTGGAGTTCTCTACGCGGCTTTCTCTTCCGCGCTTTCTTCCTCTTTGTTGTTCACGAGCCGAGGACCATCGGGGCCAGGAACCCACTTGGGATACTCGATGACCTCCGCGACCTCCTCTTCGACCCGCAGCCACGTCCAGGTGTGGGCGTGCCAGAAGTCTTCGAGCTTCGCGATCCGCACCGCGCGCTCGTTTTTCCGTTCCTGTTCACTCGCCTGATTTTCGTCGTTCTCCATCTTCTTTCTCCATTATCGCGTGTTACTTCGTGTTACTTCGTGTTACGTGGATACGAGGTGCGCGGACCTAGATGATGTCCGCGACTGCGCAGGCCCACTCGGGGCGAACCCAGAGATAGCCGTAGAGCACGTCCAGCCGGGTGATGAGCTGGTCGGTTCCGGGCACGTAGGCGGTCAGCATTCTCATGGCGATCCCATCGAACTCCTCTCGCGCGGCCTCCTCCACGCCCTTCGTAGGCATGACGAGGTCGGCAGTCGCCATCGTGACGGCCTCGGGAGCGAAGAGGAAGTTCTTTCGATACGCGGTCGAGGCGGGATTGACCTGGACGATGCCCGCACTATTCGCGGGAGAAACGTCCACGGTCTGATACTGCACCGCGTTACCGCCCACGGCGGGGATGAGCGCGGGGTAGATGCCGATAGTGGTGGTCGTGCCCCAGGTGACAGCCGACGTGACCACGAACTGGCGCAACTGGCTGCTGGCCTGCTTCGTGATCCGGTTGACCATGTGGACGCCAGCGAAGGTCACGATGTCGCCAATCAGCGTCGTTCCGCTGCCCACATTGGTATTGATCGTGATAGAGAGGCCCGTCTGATTCGCCCCGCTGACCGTCCCTAGGCCATTGTACGTCCCGCCGGTGTGCTGGAGGACCGTCTGGTCCATGTACCAGTCACCACCGAGGGTGTTCTTCGCCATCATCCCGCTTTCGTACTGTTCGGAAATCTTGACCTGCGGGTTGAAGAGGCCGGAAAGCGAGGCCACCGTGCGGGATTCCGTAATCGGATCGAGGATGAATTTCCACGAATCCATCGGGGCCGAGTTCTGTTTGAGATACGCCCCGGCCTGGAGCCAGGTCTGGGCAACCGGAGAGATGAGGTTCCCGTTGCCATCACTATTCTGGACGTAGTTGCAAATTCCCGCGCCGTTCGTGCCGCCGCTGTCAACCCCGCTCATCACATCCGCGGCCACTGCGCCTGCGAGGTTGTTCACCATGGGCGCGAGGACGCGGCGGGAGAAGTCGTCGAGACTCAGCGTCCGATCGACGGTGTTGAAGCTCACGTCCACGCCCTTCTGGGTCGCGAGGACGAGCGTAGTGGACTGTTCGGCCGTGTCCTGGACCTGTGCAGCCGGGCCGGTCCGGACGGTGAAGTCGTTCGGCAGGCGAATGCGCAGGCTCTGTCCGATCTTCGCCCCGGTCTTCGCGAAAGAGTCGTCGTACTGCATATCCACATGCTGCACGAACGCATTCGCGTTTTTCCAGAGCCTCACGGCTTCGCGGGTAATCAGGTTGATGGTGAGAAGTGTGTTGGCCACTTTTATTCTCCGCAGCAGGGGTGCGCGCTATTCGCGCTACCCGAAAATGCCGTGGACGAGTGGCTATGAGGCGTCCGGAGCGTCAGTTTCCGCGTGGCACTGACGAGGCCACTCTGCGGTGGACGAGTCCGCCCTTTTCGTCCCTTCAGCGCAGTTTCAGGTACTGCGGGACCCTCGTTCTTCGTTCTTCGTTCTTCGTTCTTCGTTCGACGCCCTACGCTCGACGCCCTTTGCGAAAGACTAGCGAATCCTCGCGCCTTGGTTCTTCTTCTTCGCAACCTCGTCTTGTCGTCTCTTCATCCATTCGCTCATGGACGACTTATTCGTATCACTTACATCGAAGGCCGGGCGAACGGTGCCAGTCGCCCGGCCCGTTCCACTTCTCACCGGCGCGGGGGCGCGGGAGACATTCGGCAGGGGCGTCGCGGCAGCGGCGGTTTCCGCTTCCTCACCCGCATTTTCCTCCCCCTCGCCCGTTCCGTCATCTTGCCGCGCGGCCACGATCTTCGAGTGAAACTTCGCCACCTCGACAGCCTGCTTGATCGGCGGGAGGCGCATTATGCGCTCCGCCTCCTTCGTGTCCTTTCCGAGCGCGTAGAGGATCTCATGGGCCTCGCCGGTCTCCAGCGCGGCTTCGATCAGCGTGCGTGGGAGACTCGGGGCCTGGGCCACGGGGTCGAACACAGGGCTGAGGTTCCGCAGGTCGCGCAGGACGACCTCGTTAAAATCGCTGTGAACCTTCCGGCCCTCTTCCACGCTCGCGTTACACTTCTGGTCGAACTCACGTCGATCGCTTTCCTGGGCGACGAGGCGCTGGAGTTCCTCGGCCGACAAGGGCTTCGCGGCAGGGGGGGCCGCCGTTCGCGTCGCAGGTTGTTCAGTCGTACCAGCCTCATCCCCCCTGGCGATCTTCCCAAGTTCCTCAATCGTGGCCTGCGCCGCGGCGAGCTTCCTCTCACTCTCCTCCCTCGCCCGCAGGGCTTCCCACTTCTCGCCCGTCACGCGGTCCACCACGCTCTGCGGGACCATGTTCTCGCTTCTCGCCGGTGCCTCGTTTCTCGTCGTCGTAGACGTCGTAGACTCGGCCGCAGGGACCGGGGGCGGCGTCTTATTCGTCTCGGCTACAACCGTCTCGTCAGCCATCTTTTCCTCGTTCTCTTTGCGCGTTACCTAGTGTCTCGTCTCATTTTCCGCGTCGATGACGACGCGGCCTCGGCCTCGCGGGGCGATGCGCCCTTGGCGCAAAATGTTGTCCTTGCATAGTGCGTCGTATATGCTCTCGTGCAAGTGTTCATATTCCTTTTTGCCCAACATCGCCCCCAACGTGGCCCGAGCGGGTTCGAGGAGCCGGGGAATGAGCAGTTCGCAAAAGAGTTCCTCGCACTTCTCCGGCGTCAGGTCGAGACACTGTTTCTTCCAGTCGGAATAAAGCTCGTTATCCGCGCTCATCAGGTCCGAGTAGACCTCGTGGGCCATCGCTTTCGCGACCGAGAGAACTTGCTCGTGTGCGTAGATCGTCCGAGGTTGTGCCCTCGGCATCATGCCGTTCTTGAACAGCTGTCTGCGTTGGTTTCTCGCGTTGCTCATTCTCTCCTCCTCACTGTGCCACCTTCATATTTCCATTTTCATCGAAGAACAGTCCACCCGCGCTCAGCCCGGCCAGGCCCGCAAGCGGCGCGGCCTCTTTCAGCCGCGCGGGATCGAACGCTGCGCTCGGCGCCCGTACGATGCTCGGATCGAGCACGACATACTGGTCCTGTTTCCCCCCGATGTCGCTGATGTTCCCAATATGAAGCAAATCCGCACCCTTCGCCCGCGCGGCCTCAATAAGCGCGTGCATATGGCTTTCCTGATAGTCACTTTGCCCCGTCGCGCTGGGCCAGTCCACCGTCATCGGCCTCTCGGCCCGAGCCACGTATTCGAGCGGCGAGGCTCC